AAATATGCAAGACGATGCGAATGACAGCCAGCAAGATGAGTTCATGACTGAGCTCATTCAGGCTGGTATGGCTGCGATCCAGGATGAGGGAAGTGCGAGCGCGATCTTCCCCATTTTGGTGCGTGGGCCAAAGGATGAATTGGCTGCTGTCCGGCAAGTGATGATCTCACGGCCTGAAGGCCAACGCTCGCAGGATCGTTCCGAATTGATCGGGCGCATGGCCACGACGCTTGACCTACCCGCAGAGGTGCTCACAGGCAAAGGTGATCTAAACCACTGGACCGCATGGGCAGTCAGCGATGACACATTCAGCGACCATATTGAGCCATTAGTGATGGTAATTGATGATGCCCTCACTGCCGGCTACATGCGATTGGCGTTGAAGGAAACGTCTGGTCTAGATGCTGATTGGGTATCGCGCGTCATCATCTGGCATGACCCAACGCGGCTTGTGCGCCACCCAGACCGTAGTCAAGATGCGCTTCAAGCGTATGACCGTCTGGCGTTGAGCGACGCTGCGTTGCGGGATACCATGGGCTTCAGTGATACTGATGCACCAGACGCTGATGAACTTCTCATTCGTCTGCTTGTGCGGCAAAACAGACTTGACCCGACAATTACCGCTCAAATCATCAAACGGCTTGACAGTTCGCTGGACATTAGCGGCGTCACGCCTGAGAAGAAGACCGCTGAGCCGGGCCAGCAGGACGAACAACCAGGCGGCCCAGGCCTGAATGGTGGACCTAATTCGGTGGCGCCATCTCCCACGCCGCCAGCCCAAGGACCGCCACAAGGTGGCCAGCCCAGCCAGGAGAACCCAATGGCCCCGACTCCTGCTGGGGTGGCCGCCTCGTTGACTGCGTTGACTGCGACTGCTTCCCATGTTACCAAAGGGAATCGCGCACTAAGTAAAATTGAAAGTCAATTGTTTGACAATTTGCTAACGGCATCCAACGCTAGCATGAGCAGAGCGCTTGAGAAGGCAGGCGCACGCATTCGTACCACCGTTGGTCGGACAGCGTCTGGTCGCGCTTGGTGCGCATCACATTCAAATTTGCGGCTTTGCTTCCTCATCAGCAATGCGATGATCTCTGCCGCAGGCTTGGATGAACAGATTTTACTCAACAACGCATGGGAATCGCTCAAGGATGAGTACATGCAGTACGTTGAGTATGCGGACCAACGCGCACTCGACACCGTCGCGAGCATGCTCAAGACCGATCCTGATCAAATGCGGCAATTGGCTGGGCAATTGGCCCAATACAAGCACAATGGCTGGAATTACCTGTACCATCAATTGCAGCGAACAGGCATGGGCTACTTGAGTGACGCAAGCAATACGCTTGATGTTGGCGAGGCTGGCGAGATTACCACTACACGGCTTGTTGAGCCGCAAATCGTCAAAAACGCAATTGCGCGTGCTGGTGGTGCGCTTGAGCACGCAGCAGACTCAGCCAAATTTGATCCAACTGTTAGCGTTGCGATTCCGACACCAGGTCTTACGACAGGCCCCGCAGTCAGCAGTGCTCTCCAAGACGGTGGACTTGGAATTGAGAGTTACACTTGGGTGCATGGCTTCACGCCTAGTCCATTTGAGCCTCATTTGGCATTAGATGGCGTTGAGTTCTCATCGTGGACCGATGAGGTTTTGCTCAATGACGATGAATTCCCAGATCGTGACTACTTCATGCCTGGGGATCATGATGGTTGCTCGTGCGATTTTCACGTCAATTGGTCGGACGCAATTGCTGCGGCAGGCCGCCCAAAAGGTCCAGCCTTAGCGCAGTTCTATGAAGACCAACCACGTGCTGAAGGTGGCAAGTTCGGTGAGGGCAAAGAAAATGGCGACTCAGCCACGCCAGCAGATCGCGCTGCAGCCATTGAGGATGCCAAGCAAAATGCTGGTATGGCCAGACAAACGGCAGCCAGATTGTACGACGCAGGCAAATTGGACGACGCCGCTGCTCTTGCCCAGACCCAGCAGGATGACGCGGTCATTAGTAGTGCTCAAGATACTGCTGATGAGAAGTACGATTCATATGCCGCAACGATTACAGATGAGGATAGACAAGCTGCTGAGGAACGTCACGCAGCATCGTATGGTCGCGCTGGTGGCGATGATCGTCCAGGCCCGACTGTTCGTGCGCGATACCAGCAACAAATGATGACGGAATTTGGAGATGGAGAGCATGCACCGTGCATCTACTGCGGACGCACGCTTGAGCCGGACACTGCTACGCTTGAGCGTTTAGTGCCTGGCAGAGAGGGTGGATTGTACGTAATGCCCAATTTGGCGCCAGCTTGTTACGATTGTAACAATTGGCGTGGAAACGCTGACTACCATGAGACTATGGCGGCATCAAAGGAATGGTTGAGTAGCTCTGTGACAGTGGCAGCAGCAGCCGTGCCGCCACAGCCATCCATCTTGCCGCTTGGTACTTGGGTGACGGCGAAATGCGTTGGCTACACTGATGATCCCAGCAACACAGAAGTCACGCCAATTGCCGTGCCGCTTGAAGAGGTAAGCGGCAAATTGGATGGATATTGGGTCGGCACGTTTGGCTACTTCAAGTACATCGTTGCGGGATATGACGTTGAAGAAGACAGCATCAAGCCTGCACCAGAAGCTGAAGCAGAAACTGCTGAAGGAGACCAAAATGGGAGCGATCAGAGCTCACAGCACAGCGACTGATGACGAAAGCTCATGGGACGCAGCGGCTGCGACATCAGCGGTCAATCCCACTGCGCCAAATCTCAAGGCCATGCATGCGCATCAGGACCCAGAGGGTGATCCTGAAGCCAAATCGACATACAGCTTTCCACATCACAATGTGAATGCGGATGGCTCAGTCGGCGCAGCAAATACATCTGCTGCGAGTGCCGGAATCGCTGCCCTCAATGGTGGTCGTGGAGGTCACAGTATGAGCACTGAGGACAAGGTTGGCGTACATGCTCATTTGAGCAAGCATCTGGAGGATGCCGGCAAAGAGGCACCGCCACTCAAGGGTGCTGGTGCTGGTGAGGCAAATGCGTCAATTACGACAATTGCCGCTGATGCCGAGCCTGTACTTGGGCCTGTGGATGCCGAGGACAATTCGTTCAACATGCCGGTCATGGTTGTCGAGGGCAGATGGACTGGCGATGCACGGTACGTTGTCCCAGGTGCCCTGACCTGGCGTAATCTTCCACTCCCCGCAATGGCACTCAAAACGACAACGATGGACCACACTGGTGCTGAGCTTGTTGGCAAGATCGACACCATTGACCGCAGTGATGGCGGCGATGATGGTACAAATGTGCTAATTGGTAATGGCCAATTCGACACAGCGGCCAATGCTGCTGAGATCAAGCGTCTGATCGGTGGCGGATATCTGCGCGGTGTGTCTGTTGACATTGGTGATGCCATGTCTGAGTTCGTCTGGCTCGACAGCAATGGCGAAGAATGCCCTGAGAGCGATGATGACGACGACTGGGATTTGTTCGATTTGCTGTTTGGCTTCAGCGCGGCCACAGAGCCGCAGCCAGGCGAGCCATACATGATGGGCGAGAAGATCTTCAAAGGCAAGATCATGGGCGCAACAATTTGCCCATTCCCTGCCTTTGAGGGCGCATTTGTACAAATTGGCGATGTCGCCATGGCGGCCAGTGGTGAACAGCCACCGTTCGATGATCAGCTCAAGATGTGGATGCCGAGTATCAACATCGTCGACAGGCAGGGTGAGCGCAAGATGAATGGTCTGACTGCTGGCGCTGCGCCGATGGTGCCTCCGGCAAATTGGTTCCACAACCCGAATCTCAATGCTCCCACGGCAATCACGGTTGAGCAGTCCGGCGAGATATTCGGCCATCTTGCTCTGTGGACAGAGTGCCACATGAGCTATCAAAGCCAATGCATCAAGGCACCACACAGCATGGCCGACTACGCATACATGCACACAGGCGTGGTGCTCTGCGAGAATGACGAATTGGTGCCGACTGGTGTTATCACAATCAACACCGGCCATGCCGAATTGTGGCAGAATCCCAGTGACGCCAAGGCCCATTATGACAATACGGGTGCTGTCATTGCTGATGCCGCATTTGGTGAGGACAGCCTTGGAATTTGGTTCCACGGCTCATTGCGTCCTGATGCTGACGATCTCAGCGTCAGGCGATTGAGAGGTGCGGCGCTCAGCGGTGACTGGCGGATGATCGGCGGCAACTTGGAATTGGTGGCTGCGTTAGCAGTCAATGTCCCAGGATTCCCCGTCAAACGACCTGCGGCACGAGTGGCTGCGGGCGCGCCACTTGCATTGGTGGCGGCTGGGCGCCTCACCCAAAAAGACGCAATTCGTTGGCAAAATCGCAGCGTGCCGGTTCAGGCATCGACTGCGGAAATGTCCAGCCGGGACATGGATGTTCTGGTTGGCTATGTGAGGCGTGACCTGCGTGCGCAGGTCCATAAAGATGGGAGGTGAATTGGCCGATTGGCCGGCAAACAAGACTGAGCTCTCACATAGCTTTGAGCATGGTCCCCATTGCCTAACGTCACTGGTAACGTTGGGAAAGTGAGGAGCAAATGTCCTGGCGTGAAAAGTATGAAGACAGGCTGGCAAATCTGGTGAATTTGTCACCAGACCAGCTTGCCGAATTGGAGCAAGATCTGGTCGGTGAGTTTGACGCCATTGACGGTGAGAACGGGTCATTGGCGGATCTCAGCGAGATCAGTGCGGCCATCTCCCAGATCAGGGAACAGGCTGCTACGTCTGAGACTTCGCTTGCTGAAATGCGGGCGAATGTTCATCCTCCTGAGGGCGAGCCAGATGACGACAACGACCCTGGTGAGGACGACACTGGCGAGGATGAGGAAACTCCTCAGGACGAGGCTGAATCTGAGCCTGAGCCTGAGGCAGAACTCGTGCCTGCCGTCGCCGCATCGGTCAAGCGTCCATCGATGGGCCAACTCGCACGAGCAACAGTCGTGCCGAATCGCAAGCCGGGCAAGCCTGTTGTACAGCATGTGACCACACGCATGGTCGCTGCCGGCGATGTGCCTGGCTTTGGAGTCGGCCAAGAGCTCAAGTCGCACAGCCAACTCAGCTATGCGATCTTGCGCAAGCTTGAGGCGCTTGGTCGTGGCGGCACGCCGGACGATGTTCTCGTGGCGTCCATGATCAAGGACTACCCGGAATCACGTCAACTCGGCACAGACCCTTGGGTCAACAGCGCCAAGATCGATGCGGTTGTCCAGCCGGAAGCACTTGTCGCGTATGGTGGAATCTGTGAGCCACTCACGGTGGACTACAGCATCCCCACCATCGGATCAACAGCGCGGCCAGTGCAAGCGTCGTTGCCGTCGTTCGGTGCATCACGTGGCGGCGTGACGTTCTTCACCCCACCGGTGTTGAGCTCGATCACACCGCCAACGCCGTGGACGTTGGCAGACGATACTGGCGGCACGGCAACCAAGGCGTGCATGACTGTCGACTGCTCTCCGAGCCAGACGGCATACGTGTACGGCATTCCGGTCTGCCTCCAAATCGGCAACATGATGGGCAGGTTCAGTCCAGAGCACGTTGCTGCTCAGACTGCCTTGCTTGACGTTGCGACGGCACGCATGGCAGAGCTCACTCTGCTCAACATCATCGACACTGGCTCGACCGCTGTTACATATGCTGGTCCGGTCAGCGCCACGCGTGACTTCCTCACGATGCTGGACGAGGCCATCAGCGCGTATGAGACGCGGTACAGGCTGGGCGACGCCACATTGCGGATGATCGCTCCTGACTGGGTCACGGACATGTTCCGTGCGGATCTCACGCGTGAGATTGCGCATGACCGTGACGGCCAGAACAACCTTGCTACCACTGATGCTCAGCTCAACTCGCTGATCTCGGCGCGCAACGTCAATCCGACATGGGCGCTCGAAGATCTGGCCAACAGCATGGGCGGTGCGCAGGCTGCCGGCGCGCTCAACAAGTTCCCTGCCTCGTTTGTCGTGTACCTGTTCGCTGAGGGTACATGGCAATACTTGGATGGCGGACGCATCGATGTGGGTGTCGTGCGTGACTCCACTCTCAACTCCACCAACGATTACCAGATCTGGCGTGAGGATTTTGAAGGTCTGGCCAAGCGTGGAACTGAGTCGCTGAAGATCACAGTCACCACCAAGCCCACTGGTGCTACCGTCGGCACGCTTGACCCAGCAACATTCGTGCCAGCGTGAGGTAGACGATGGACATCACTGACCTGAAATTCGCAGTAACGGCAGGCGGAACTCCTGAAGAGCTTGCCGTCAACCAAGGTCTTGGTGTGCCTGTCGACTCTCCACCATTGGTGCAGCAACCTGTAAATCTCGTGCGGTCATCACGCAACCCAGCTGATGGCAATACGCGATGGACTAACGGGTTCACGTATTTGCCAAATGCAATTGGCGACATGTCGATTGTGTCAGATTGTTCGCCTGACGTCATTGAGGTTCCGGTACGAGAAGATTATGGAACCGTGGCTTGGCGGCCATACATACTGTCTGTGAGTTTCACATGCTCTGCTTTTGGGTGGAGTGAGAACGATTACGCAGACAGGGCCAAGGCTTTGCTCGATGCGGCAACACCAAAGCTGCTTGAGTATGAGTTCTGGAATGGTGCGCTGTCGATCGCTGCTGGGTATGGGAATCTGTACCTCACTACAGCGGCGGCCATCGCGGACAAATACGCAGCGACGTCAATTCAGGAGGCAATTGGTATTTGTGAGCAATACATCAGCCAGATGAACTATGGTGGTCGTGGGATGATCCACTTGCCGCCAGTGCTGTCGCCATACCTCCAGTTGGTGGCTAGGCGTGAGGGAAATCTGCTGCTGACAAACAGAGACACAATTGTGGTTCCAGGCGCTGGATATGGCAAATATCCAACGGCTGTTGGTTCGCCACCACCATTGCCGGCAGGCCCATTCGTGGTTGTCGGCACGAGTCTCTGCGACGTGCGACTCACGGATATCGTTACGTGGCCTGAAGATCCCAATCAGGCACTCGACAAAAAGACCAACACAGTCGAAGTGAAAGCAGAGCGATATGCCTGCGCTTCATGGGATGGCGTCACGTTCTGCCATGTCGACTTGACCATGACACTCTGAAGGGAGGTCAGGATGGCGAATGAAGGTGGAGCGTCGCTGCAATGCGTGGCTATTAGAGTTGCTGCGCTCAATGCGGACGGCACTCCCGCACCAGGCAATGACATGTACGTGTCAGATCAATTGGTCAAGATCGACTTCAACCCGGATATGGAAGCTGGACAAGAGATCAGCAACCGTGGTGCGTCAGGCAACCTGTGCGTTGTCTACCGCACACCGGATCTCATGAAGCGCTTGACGATCGAAGTGGAATTGTGCGTCCCTGACCCTGAGCTTGAAGTACTGCTCAGTGGCGGTGATGTGTTCTACGATTCAGTCGATCAAACGGATGTGCTGGGGTTCAAATACCCAGCACTGATGAAAGACCCAACTCCCAACGGTATCAGTATTGAAGCCTGGACACGGTACGTCGTGGATGGGTATCAATCACCAGATCAGCCATACATGTGGTGGGCATTCCCACGCATGTATCTTCGCAAAGGCAACCGCACAATCGACGTCAACGCGATGGCGAATGTGTATGACGGCTTTGCGGGTGAGAACCCGTCATGGGATGGCGGACCGATGGGTGACTGGACGCAGGACAGCGATGCTGTTGTCCAAGCTGTGTTCACAGACACAGTTCCCACTGCGTCGCTTGGGATTCAGCAAATCCCAGGTAGCGTAGCGGCAACAGGTGCTAATGCGGGTACGCCAGGCAGCTTCACGCCGTCTGGTGCACAGACGCCGGCAAACATGGCCGCCATGTCTGGTATCACTGCGAGTCCGACATCTGCGTGGACGACGGGCCAATATGTGGCGCTGGGTGATGCCAGTGACGCGTATTGGAACGGCACCGCATGGACCGTCGGACAAGCACCGTAATCGCAAGGGAGGCATGATGACTGCCGCATTGCCCTCAGACGCGTGGATCACGCTTGGTGATGTCAAGACCATCCTTGGCCCTGACGCACCAACAACGCCTGAGGGCGATGCGGCATTACAACTCAACATCGACTCTGCGGTCGAATTGCTGTACTCATTGAGCGGCAGGCAATTCCCAGGCACAATGAGCTCAACTGTTCGACCGACTTCAAAACCATCGTATATGCCTGTTGATACTTGGGCCTCCCAAATGAGAGTAGGTCTGTGGTCGTCTGGCTGGAACGCAAGCTGGCTATGGGGAATCTGCTCTGGATGCCATTACGCAGGTTGCTGCAATCCTGATACAATTGGTCTGGGTCGCAGTCCGGTCATCAGCGTTGAGCAAGTACAAATTGACGCTAACATCCTTGATCCGTCTGAGTATCAGGTATATGAACAAAAGTGGCTCACGCGGATGACGTGCTGCGATGGATGGCCGACATGCCAGAGATTGTCATGCCCCGTTGGCGATCCGTGTACATTCGAGGTTCAATTTACATGGGGACAAGACCCACCTCAAATTGGCAAGACTGCCGCAGGCAAGCTCTCATCTGAGCTGTACAAGGCCGATCAACCAGGACTAGCATGTACATTGCCGCAACGGATCACCAGCATTACCAGGCAGGGCGTGTCAATTGCGATCTTGGATCCGCAGACGTTCCTGGACAAAGGTCTGACCGGCAATTACCAAATTGACATATTCATCAAAGCCTATAACCCAGGAGGACAAGTCAGACGCCCCACGGTGTTCAGCCCAGACGTCATCAACACAGCACGCAAGCAGACTTATCCATGAGCTACAGATATGATCCATTCAGGGCACATCCACCACAAGAGCCAGAGTTCTGTGCCGAGATCATATTCAGCAAATATGATCGTTCTCGGGTCAAGGTCAAGATCAACGATGCTGATACAGCATGGTCTGTTAGCTGGGGCGATACTGCTGATGGTGATGTCGTTGAGTCTGGCGTGACTGAGGTCATCCATCAGTATGGTGATACCCAGCAAGGTACGGCATATGAGATCAAAGTCATCAAAGGTACCAAGGATTTCACGCAAAGGATCACATACTGATGATCTATGACCTTGCAACCAAATTGCTTGGTTTGGTTGCCGATGGCCTTGCTAATCAAGGGGTCACGGTGCCTGACCGGCAGTATGTGGCGCCTGGTAGCGATCTTGTGTTTGACTGCGAGCAACTCACCGTTCGGCTCACCCGCATTATCCCAGGTATGCAAGGTTCAGATACACCATTCCCTGTCGTTACACACAGCAAATTGCGCAAATCCTGCGAATTGTTCGTTACCATGGTACGTTGCGTTCCAACGTTCCATAGCGATGGTTCGCCACCGACTGCTGACGAATATGAACCGCAGACGCAGATCCTGTTTGATGATGCGATGGCGTTGCGGATCGTTGTGGAGGATATTGAGCACAAGCATCTGCTTTTGCCGCCTAACATCCCTGCTACGGTTGGTGAACTGCACACAGTCGGTCCACTTGGCGGCTTTGCAGCCAATGAGATGATGTACAGCGCTGAGATCGTCAGCAATAAGACTGGGTGGGTGGGCTGATGGCAGTTCAAATTGCCCAAGGCAAGATCAATGACGGTCCTGGCTACAAGATCGTTATTGATTCGAAGGCACTGGACGACATGCTGAAAGGTCCACATGGCGTTGTCGTCAAATTCATGATCCAGCAAGCTGAGAAAGTCCAAGCTGCCGCCAAGCGTCAATGTGGATACAGCAGCGAGACGACAAGCAGTGGCCACGGCCATTTGCGGGATAGCATCGTCAAGCGCATAATGGCGAACGGTTCAGCAGAGCCGATCGTCATGGTAGGCAGTAGTCATCCAATTGCACTTATTCACCATAACGGCACGCGGCCGCATGTGATTTATCCACGCACTGCTAGTGTTCTGGCCTTCCCATCAGATTCTGCGCCGACTGGCACGGCGTTCGCTATGTATGTGAATCATCCTGGTACGCAACCGAATCGCTACTTGACCGACAATCTCAGACTTATCGCTACCTGAGGAGTGAGCATGACCAAGCAGTTCAAGGCACCACGAAACACCAAGGCGCCATTGGACTTTGAGCTCACTTATGAGCGGCTCATTGATGGCGAATGGGAAGAGCAAACGGACAAGTTCAAGGCACGCGGTCAAATCGCTGGACATCTCATGATGCGCATTGCTGGCGTTATGGATTCAGGCGTATCCATCCAAGCTGCTGAAATGGTCACGCTACTCAATAGCGCGGTCTTGTCTGAGTACAGGCCGGCATTTATGAAACTCATTGACGACAATGATGTCGCCATCCCCATCGAGACACTTGGCGAGATTCTTGAGTGGCTGGCTGAGGAGTACACAGAACGCCCTACGCAATCGGCCTAGCCTTATTTGGTTGGGCCAAAGAGACATGGGCGGACTTCAATGGTCGATTGCTCATGCAAAATGTAAATTGGGAGGATTTGGACGCTGCTGAATTGTGTAACGTCATCTATAGCATGGTGATCGATGACGTCTGCGAGCAAGGAGTAGCGCGCGTTGAAGCACGTGAGGCTATCGACAAGCGATTGGCGGATCATTTGATGCGATTCAATGCCCAGCAAGGCATAAAGCAGGAGCCTGAGCCATTCAAGCTTGATCCTGCTTTTGCTGCCAAACTCGGCATTAGATTGCCTGCGCCAGCTGGGAAGCAGCCATGACAGTCATTGGTGAAGCTTACATCAAAATCAAGGGTGTCACCGAAGCTGACATGGGCAAATCCCTGACGGGTGTTGAGAATCAAATTGAAGGCGTCGGTACATCAGCAGAGAAGTCAAGTGGACGCGCCAAGGCTGCCTTCAGGCAGATGGGTAGCGCACTTGGCAATGCATTTGGTCCAGCATTTGGCCCAATTGGCGAAATCATGGAGAAATTTGGTGAGATCGACAAAGCGGCAGGCGGACTCAAAAAGAACATAGGCGTGTACGCATTGGGCATCGGCGGTGCGATGACCACTGCAGGCACGATGATCACAACTTGGTCGGACAAGGACAAAACATCAACGGCGCAACTTGAGACGGCAGTCAAGAATGCCGGCGGCTCATGGGAAAAGTACAAGGACCAAACTGAAGAGGCAGTAAAACATCAAGAGGGATTTGGCCATACTGCTGTTGAGACCCAAGATGCCTTGACAGATTTGGTGACTAGGACGCATGACATTCACAAGTCATATGAGAATATGAATCTGGTTGCGGACATAGCTGCTCAAAAGCACACCTCATTAGCAAGCGCTGCCAGCATTGTTTCACGTGTAATGAATGGTCAGACGCGTACATTGAAGTTGTACGGTATCAGCCAAGATTCACTCAACACCGCCATGGACAAAGGTGTGTATCATACCAAGAACATGGCAATGCAGGAGGCACTTACCAAGCAACAGACAGACAAGAATGCTATTGCTAATCTGGCGTTGAAAGATGCACAAATTCGCAATCAACTAGCAACAACCAAAAACAAAGATGAACAAGCCAAGCTAACCAAGATACTGCATGATGATGCGCTCAAGCATGCTGAGCTGTCAGCAAGTATGAGCAAAAGCAGTGCTAAAGCTAGCACTTTGAAGACAGACTTGGCCAACATGGCCAAGGGCGCACAAGGTGGTGCCGCAGGCATTGAGTTGTTGAAGGAGAAACTCAAAGGCCAAGCTGCTATCGCTGCTGATACATTCTCCGGCAAGATGAAAGCCATAAAGGCCAGGATTGAAGACTTTGTCGGTGAGGTCGGGCAAAAAGTTGGTCCTGTTCTGCAAGCGGCAGGCCCCGCACTCATGGGCTTTGGCGCCATCATAGAGACTGGCGTTGTCCAGAAAATGGGCAAAGGTATCAAATTGCTTGCCGCATGGGACAAGGAAAGCAAGATTGTTCAAGCGGTCACCAAGATCGGCACGGGTATCAACTACGCATTTGGTTTGTCTGAAGATGCGGCACTTGGCCCAATGGTTCTGGTTGTTGCTGCTATTGCCGCTTTGGCTGCTGGCGTCGTCATTGCTTACTTGAAGTTCAAGCCATTTCACGATCTTGTCAATGCGGTCGCTCGTGACCTCAAGAAATGGTTCCTGGATGCTTTCGATGCGGTCAAGAAAGGCTTTGAAGACTTTGTTCATGGCTTTGAGGCCGTTTGGTCTACCGTAGTTGGTATTGTCAAGAAATATGGCTTGCTAATCCTTGCTGCTGTAGCACCATTCATCGGCATTCCGTTGCTGATCATTACGCACTGGAAGACGATTGTTGGATTCTTTACCAAGTTGCCAGGTGAAGTCGTCAATGCCGTAGGCAACATTGGACGTACCATATGGTCTGCTGTCTCTGCCGGCATTACGTGGATCAAAGGCAAGTTCAAGGATGCTATTGATCTATGGGTTGACATCTACATCAAATTCCCATTGCGGGTGTTGAAGGCTATCGGCAATTTGGGCAGCAAGATCTGGACTGCAATCACAGATGGCCTAGCAACCATGAAGTCCAAGGTAATGGACTTCATTGGCGGCGTGGTAACATTCTTCGCTACGTTCCCCGCAAAGGTTATGCGAGCAATTGGTAACTTGGGCTCCCAAATCTGGGGCGGCATTCAATCAGGCCTGGCCGCCATGAAGGATCACGTCACTACATGGGTGGGCAACGTTGCGGGATGGTTTGCCGGCTTGACTGGTAGGGCTGTACGTGCGATTGGCAACTTGGGCGGCGCAATTTGGAATGGCATTAGTAGTGGGCTCGGCACGGTCAAAACCAAGATCGGCAACGCATTGAGCGGTGTCAAGACTGCGGTCACCAATGCCTTCACGGGTGCTGCCCAATGGCTGGTGAGTGCTGGCGGACAAATCATTGGCGGCTTGGTATCCGGCATCATCAGCTCAGTAGCAAGCAAGCTCAAGAGTGCTGTTAGCGGCATTGGCGGATTCATCAAGAGCCACAAAGGTCCAGAGGATTACGACCGTAGATTGCTTACGCCGCATGGTCATTGGATCATGGAAGGCCTCATCAAAGGCATTGAGGGGCACTTGCCTAATCTCCACGCTACATTACGTGGCGTAGGTGACAGCATCAAATTGCCCATGCATCCCAATGCTGCCGGCGTAGTTGGCGGTGCTGGTGGCGGGTTTGGCGCCACACGAGTGATCAATTTGTTCCCAAATGCACAAATTGACTTTGGGCGTGAGGACCCAGCATTCATAGTCCAGCGGCTGCAAACAGCATTGAGGGCAAGCAGGTTCTGATATGCCAACGACTGCGCGGCTTGTTGACGAGCTCACTGGCGAGAGCATTTGGATTGAGCTTGACGACGGTGATCCTGCCTGGTGTGATTCCCCATATTTCACAAGCAGTATCGACTTGGGCTTTGCCGCTCCACGTGCCGTGCAGAATAACATCCCAGACGCTAATGGCACAACTGATTTGACTGAATTCCACGCAGACAAAGTTGTGACGTGGAATGGTTACATCAGGCCAACGCTTGATGCCCCATTCCCAGCCGTATCATGGGATAAGGTGCGTCGTTTATGCGCACCAAATCGACGTCCATGGTTGTTTGTTCAAGAGAATGGCTGGGATGAAGAACGTCGCATGATATTGCGGTGCGACTCCCTCACATCACCACTTGACCGGCAATATGGACCGATGATCGTCGCCGCCATCACATGGAAGGTCCCAAGTGGTGTGATGGAGTCGAGCACGCTCAACATACAGACGTGCTCGATCGCAGGCGGTACAGGCGGAATGTGCATCGACAAGAATGGCTATTGCTTCCAAAAGGTAACTTGCAACAATTTCAGCGCAGGCAGCTTTGGCGGCGCAAGCATAATCACCAATGACGGCAGTGTGGTTACATACCCCATTATCGTCTTTGTCGGTCCAGCCAAGAATCCACGCGTGTACGATCCAGAGACCAATTTGGGCATTTACCTCAATGTGACGTTAGCAGCCGGACAACAGGTCGCCATCGACACGTTGTACAAGACTGTGCAAGAGCCAGCAACGCCACCGATCAACAGGCTTGCTTGGTGGGATTACACAAAGTCGTCATGGGTAACGCTTGAGGGTGGCGACAATGAATTTGTCTATACCTCAGACGACAAAAAAGGATCTTGTACGTTCTACTGGCGAGATAGGTGGTCATAATGACTGCTCCTGTTGTGCATGGTGATATCACGCCGCTGTACATGCAGCCTACGTCTGACCCTGCTGATCCTGCGCAGATTTGCTATGGCGCGTCTGACTATCGCTTGCTGGCGTCAGCCATCTTCCCTGGTGCTGGCATAGTGTCTGCTGCTGATTGGCAAATTACCAGTAGCAGCTCAGCCATATTGAATATCGCAACTGGAACCGCATGCGTAACAGGCACATCAGCGGCAGAACAGCATAGCTACATTTGTCGCAATGCGGTCGTCAAGACCATTCAGCCGCCTGGACCGCCAGCAACCAATAACCGATATGACTTGATTTGCCTTACGGCGCATGATGGTCAAGTTGTTGGCGACCATGTTTATGAATGGCAAGTCCAATGCTTGAGCGGCGCTGAGGCAGCCTCGCCATCTGTCCCCGCACTCCCCAAGGATAGCATCGCATTGGCGGCATGCTTGCGACGGCCAGCACAGGCCAATATCTTGGCTGCTGATATCACGGATTTGCGGACGCTAGCGGCACTTCCATCACAAGCTGGAAGTACCAAGTACCAAAAGGTGGAATCAACCACAAGTTCAAGCAACTTCAGCACAACTGAAGCACGCGACACAACTATGCCGTACATGACGTTAGTCGTTCAAGACGCTTCAAAGGTTTACAGACTCAGGTTCATTGGCGTTGCGCAAAACAGCGTTGCTGGTCGCATTATTGCCAGGATCAGGGATGGCGGCTCTGGGAATCCGACAATATCTTCAGCAGTACTTGCTGCGGGGCAAGCGTATGTGGGAGCAGGTGCTAACAACAACTCAAGCATCGTAGTTGAGCAAGATATGACTTTGCCAGTCGGCACGCATACACTTGGTATTTTTGGTCAGGCTTCCCAAGCCGGCAATGGTGTTTTGGTTGGCAGCGCAACGTCACGTAAGCAATTGACTGCTTCGATTGTGGGCTAATGACAGATCTTGCGATTTTGGGCGCGCTTGGTATTGACCCATTTGCTGTGGTCAGGCCATCGCCTATCATCACTTTGCCCAAGACGCACTGGCAGATCGTCATTGGTAACAACAACATCGGTCCGCAGTATGAGCTGACGACTGCTAGGCAACGCAATTTGAACTACCATGTGGTTGATTCTGACTTGCTGTCGTTCACCATGGACGGCAACGATCCCAACCTTCAATTCATCACTGAGCTGGTAACTGATGCTTGGGTGTTCCGTAATGGTGCTTTATTGTTCCGTGGACGCATCGGCAGCTCACAAGATATCTTGGATGGCGAGGCTGATACGTATGAGATTCAGTTCAATGCATTTGGTTACCGTGAATGGTTAGCCAGGCAAATTCTCCAGCCTAGCCACAAATGGACTTGGAAGCAGGTTACGCAAGCGCAGATTATCAACGACATGTTCACATATTGTATCAGAGGCCAGTCGGGCATTCATCCGACGTTCACCATTGATACCAGTATGATGCCGACCAGTAAGACCAATTACGATTTTGTGGTTGGCACATCAGTCAAGGAAGCACTTGGCGTGATGACTGGCTTTGGATGGCAAGTATATCCCAACAGTACCATGGGTTTGACACTCAAAGCCATTCCATCGTTCTACTACAATATGAATCACAATTACGTGCTTGAGTATGGTAGCACGGTACGCAAGGTTACAAGGTCATACGATACCAGCGGGTATGCTAACTCAATCGTGTACAATGGCGATGTCAAGTTGGCGCCTGTTCAGGCTGACGCGTCTGGGATCGCCAGCAAGCCTGAGGGTCGCATGGGCTTGGCCTTGTCAAATTCAGCCATTGTTGATAAGACCCATCTCAGCAATGTAGCTGCCAACGCTGCTGTATCTGCGCAATCTGTCGTGCCGATCTATGAGTGCGAGATACAGTCTGGCGCATGGCAGAGCAATGTCGATGCGTGGATTGGTGACATATGCAAATTTGTGGTGAAGAAAGGTCGCATCAACATCAACGACCAATATCGCATCACAGATATGAGCATTGCTATCAATGATGATTCGACACGAGCAGACACTGTCGTGATGACGGTCGTCAAGCCACCGTTCATTCCAGGTGGGGTGATCTAATGAGCGCTCCCAGTTACTTGGACAAATTCCCAAGTAACCCAGTCGATACGCTCAAGGCATTTGATCGACGCATTGGCACGCTTGAGCGCACATCAGGCAATGCGATCAGTGCTGATCCAAATGACCCATCCCAAAAGCCAACATATGTGTACAACGCAACCATGTCTCCCATGCCTACATCGACTTGGAGCGAAATCACAAGCTGGGATACGGTTGATATTGGTCAAGTGCCAATGTCGTCTGATGGCAAATACTTTCAGCCTGATGCTGATGGCTATTACCATATTGCCGTCAAAGTCAGATGGCCTGGCAACAATACAGGTCAACGTCGCGCCATGCTTTCAGAGCATGGGGCTTCAGCCGGCATGAACTTCTCATTCTATGATGCTCACGCTGCTGTGGCAATTACAGATTCAAGATCGTTAGTACCGCAATATTTGTACGGTGGTCGGCTTTATGCCGTAATGGTGTACCAAACATCTGGCGTTAGTTTGACGCCATTGGATGTTACTGCTGCGGTTTGGCCGCATGGCGGTGCGACTGGTGCGCCTGGTCCGGCTGGTCCAACTGGTACTACTGGGAGTCAAGGCCCAGCAGGCGTGACTGGTCCGCCTGGCTCGACTGGCCCTGCCGGTCCACAAGGTGGCGCAGGTCCACCTGGCGCACAAGGTCCAATTGGACCAGCTGGTATCAATGGTGATCCTGGACCTGCTGGACCACAAGGCGCAGATGGCGTCGGCGTTCCCGCAGGCGGCACTGCTGGTGAGAGTCTCGTCAAGACATCGGATAATGATTATGACACTGAATGGACGATGGTTTCTGGTGGTGGTCAAATTGGACCACAGGGCCCTGCTGGTCCGGCTGGTCCGCAAGGTCCGCCAGGCACCGATGGAGCAACTGGTCCTCAAGGTGTACCTGGCCCCACTGGCCCTCAAGGCTCAACAGGCTCCACAGGTCCGACAGGCGCAACAGGGCCAGCTGGTTCCCAAGGCGCCCAGGGTGATCCGGGACAAACTGGTGCTGCGGGGCCACCTGGAGCAGAGGGACCGATAGGGCCGCAAGGTGTTGATGGGCCAGTTGGTCCGCCAATCAACATTAGCGGTACGGTCCCAAGCGCCCCAGGCGATTTGCCGACTGGGCTTGGTCCAGCAGATGCTGGCAAAGGCTGGATCTCAGACGACACAGGACATTTGTGGACCTGGGATGGAGATTCTTGGGTTGATGCCGGTCCAGTTCAAGGTCCGACAGGTCCAATTGGACCGACTGGCCCGGCTGGTGATCCTGGTCCTGTAGGTCCGGCTGGACCTGAAGGTCCAACAGGTCCGCCAGGCGCTGGTGTCACCATTGACGGCACTGTGCCTTCATTTGGCCAATTACCGCCATTAGGGCCAGCGGATGCCGGCCAAAGCTGGATGACGCAGGATAATGGCCATCTGTTCTATTGGGATGGCACGCAGTGGTTCGATCTTGGTCCAATTCAAGGCCCACAAGGTCCACCTGGTGATACTGGCGCTCCTGGTGCTGCCGGATCATCATACGTACAAAGGCTGATAGCGCCAAGTGCTGGTCTCATCTACACAGTCACGCATGACCTCAATACATCGCATCCATTAGTTCAATTATGGGATGCGGTCACAAATGGACTCATTCAAGGTGAAGTTGCTGCGGTCGATCCCAACTATATTTGGGTTTCATTCAACGTCAAGCCGCCGAATGATGTGAATGTTGTTATTGGCGCTGGTGTTCCGCCAACTGCTGCCTCTGCTGCTGGTTATTACAGGCATTACCAGACCGCTGCGGCAACGACATGGAGTGTACCGCATAACCTTGGCTTCAGACCAAACGTCACAGTCGTTGACTCTGCGTACGATGCGATTTTCCCTGGAAATGTTCATTATCCAGATGACAATAATGTGACGTTGACATTCTCTGCTTCAGTTGGTGGGGAAGCATACTTGAGCTGAAGGGACTGCTATGCCTGTGATCTATGGCGCAGTCGATCTTGCTAGGAATGAATTGCGCAATGCGGTTGTCCAGAACTTGGGTGCTGCGCCATCCAGTCCTACCAAGGGTTTGCTTTGGTATGACTCGACCAACAATATCCTCAAATGGTATGACGGCACGACATGGCAGAGCGCCATAGGTGGAGCCGTACCACCAGCGACGGCAACTGTTCTAGGTACAATTCAGCTTGCTGGCGATCTTACAGGCACGGCGACTGCGCCAGCAATCGCACCTAATGCGGTAACGTCAGCAAAGATTGCTGATGGAACAATCCAAGCAATCGACATAGCTGCTGGTGTGATCCCAACTAATTTGCCACCAAGTGGTGCTGCTGGTGGTGGGTTGGCCGGCACATACCCTAATCCAACGATAGCAAGCAATTCTGTGAGCAGCGCGCAGATTGTTGATGCCACCATTCAAATTGGTGATACCATCACAGGCTTTGACTTGGGTGCGTTGTCCACAGTTCACCCAACTGCCGCTGATGTTTCGCTGAATGGCAAGAAGATCGTCAGCTTGGCTGATCCAGTCAATGCGCAAGATGCAGCCAGCAAAAACTATGTTGATACTACTGCTCAAGGATTGGATGCCAAGCAATCAGTCAAAGCGGCAAGCACGATCAACGTCAATGTCGGTGCCCAAATCTCATCTATGGATGGCGTATCACTTGCTGTTGCTGACCGATTCTTGCTGAAGAATCAGACCAATGCTGCTGAGAATGGTATCTGGGATTCCACTGGGGCATCTGGGTTTCCCAGACGCTGTTTTGATATGGATAATTGGTCTGAAGTCCCATCTGCATATGTGTGGGTAGAGCAAGGCAGTACAAATGCGGACACAGGTTGGGTTTGTACTGCTGATCAAGGCGGCACTATCGGCACCACTGCTATGCCTTGGGCACAATTCTCAGGCGCGGCAATGATAAATGCCGGTGCTGGCTTGACCAAGACCGGCAATACCATCGATGCTGTCGCTACTGATACAACGCTGACGGTTGCGGCCGATTCTATTGCGGTCAACACTGCGGTCATTGCGACTCAGGCATACGTCAATAATGCCGTTACTGGTGTGACCAAGAAATTTGCGGCGGCATTGACTGGTACGGCCAGCCCTGAGGTGGTCACCCATAACCTCAATACACGAGACATTCAGCTCACAGTGCTCAATGGCGCATCGCCATATACCGCAGTGGAAGTTGACTGGGATGCGACGTCGCTCACCCAAGCAACAATTCGGTACAACCCAGCGCTTGGTGCTGGATATCGCGTTGTGATTGTGGGCTGATCACCATGCCTAGTTTGCTTATCGCCATTATGCTCTTTTGGGCCAACGTTGAAGGTGCTAGCCATACCACGGCGAATGGTAATGACCCAGGGAGGGCAAGTGGGATTACACGTATGGGTATCATGGCTAGCATCATCGAACAGCAGCGAGCGAATTTGGGCGTACTTGTCGAGTTGGAGCCTGTCCAAGCCAGGGCGTTCCTTGTCGACACGCATGGGGCCTATGCCATCGTCCATCCTATTGGAGACACGCGCAATTCCATATTCTACAGACGTGCCGCGTTCAAATTGATGTGGCAATCGCATTTGACTGTGCCTTACTTCAATGGACATCCATGGCGGATTCCCATTGCTCGTCTGTGTAATCGCATCAGCCATCACTGCTTGCGGGTGATCGGAGTACATAACACGGCCAGCACACATCGCTTTCCACATCAAGGCAAATGGCGAGCGCAGGATGTCGATCTTGAAGTTAGATACATCAATCGACACCCAAAGGCACATATCGTAATTGCTGGTGATTGGAATGAGCTTCATCCTGGGATCGCCATGCGTACCAACTTGATCCGCGCAGGACATATTGCTCGAATTGATGCTGCATTCGCACGACGACAACACTGGTCAAATTATCAACGCATCACAGGGCCAAGGGTGACACGTGCGACTGATCACCAGGCCGTCTATGCGGCTCAATTGAGAGGTTAGCATGCCTCGCACCTTTGGGATCAGCAACGTAGCACCCTACGCGGCAGCACCCGCAGTCGGCAATGCTGGCGACACATATTGGAATACAACAAACAAGACGCTGTATGTGTCTGATGGTTCTGCCTGGAACCCATGGCCGACAGGCACAGGAGGACCACCATCTGGCGCGGCTGGTGGTGATCTATCTGGTACATATCCCAATCCGACTGTTGCGGCTGGTGTGCCTGCGGCTACTGCGAGTGCGTTGATGCGGCGTGACGCCAGTGGACGTTCTCAAGTTACTGATCCGAGTGTTGCGGCAGACATAGCTACCAAGGGATACGTTGACGGTTTATTCGCGGTGCAGGCAATGCAGAGCCAAGCGACCACCAACATTGGCAACGCCGCATGGTCGTCTCCGATCACTGGCTGGTTGCAGATGCAGTCGCCGGTCAACACTATCGGTGGAATATCCGGTGGACAGGTCGTGGTGAAAACCGCGCTGGCCGGGGCATACCTACTGCTCACCGCGACAGTCACATTTGCGGCAGCAACGACGGGTGGGCAGCGGCGCTCAATTCGATTTGAGGTCAACGGCGCTTCGATTGGGAGCAATGAGGGCGCTGCCTCACTGACCAACATACCGTTCAGCGTGTCGCTGACCACCGTCTATGGGCCTTGCGTTGGCGGCGAGACCATCGATGTGTCCGTCTACCACAACCAGGGTGGCACTGTTGCGTTGCAGCCTATGTATGCGAGCTACGGGCACCTGTTCCATCTAATAAGAGTCGCATAAGGTTCATAAGACCTGAGGAGGTCAAATTGAGTTACAACTCTGCGGCTGATATGCATGATGATCACTACCTGAACCAACGTCTGATCGCTTGTGCTAGTGAGCAGGGCAAGGTCGAACCAGGCGGTGACGCCGACCAGGCCGCCAACTGGGTGACGGCCCACAAGTGGGCGATTGTGAACGCGCCTGGCTGGGCTGCGAAATGGGATACGGCCAGAGTCAACGGCAATCTCTCGCCAGGCAATGACTCAAGTGTGATTACCGATGAGGACATCCTTGCGGTCATTCAGCCAATGACATAGTTGGGAGACATGGGAATGACAGAGCAAGAGTCTGAGCGGGAACCAGAGCAACGCGATTCTGGCGACTCGTCACGATTAGCATATGCGCCAGAATGGTGGCTTGAAGAGCACCAAAAAGAGGGTCAAGAAGATATTGACCGTGAGGGACGTCACCGCGATGACTGAGTATGCGCCGCAAGCGATCACAGATTTGTTCAACACGGTCAAGGCAGGCATCCCTGCGGCGCTCATGGGTGGGATCATTGGGGATAAGGCCCATACATATGGCTACCATCGCGGTCGCAATTACGTTGGTGGGAATGACTATTCAGTCCAAAAACCACCAGACAAAAAGGGCAATGGCGAGGCTGCGAGTGCGCTGGATATCTCATGGTCCACAGCACAACCGCAATATGACGTGAGCAAGCGATTGTTGAACGCCAAGAACGACAGCCGAATGAATTGCGTGCGTGAGTTCTACGGCTCAACAGATGGACGCACGGTATGCGGTTGGGATTACTATGGCAACTATGCGGTTACCAGCGACGACAGTCATCTTTGGCACATTCACTTGTCGATCTTGCGTGAATACGCAGACAATCACAATGCGCTCCAAGGTGTGGCAGATGTCATAACAGGAAAGTCCAGTGGTAGCAGTGGAACAGGAGGCGATGACGTGCCGCAACGACTGAACGTCACCAGGACTGAGGATGTTGGCTTGAACGCCAATGAGGTCATCGAATTGAGATTCAACAATGAGGCCACCGACACCGGCAACATCTTCTACGGCAGCGGTGAGCCGACAGGTGATGAGAAAGGCTCACTCATCAAGACCGACAACTCACCTTACGTGTCCACATTCACATGCGTAGTCAGCGGAGTAGCCAGTGGGCAATCTGTGTGGACTGGCCTGTCTTGGGTGGACATCGCCAGCGGTGAAACCACTGGGTCTGGCGCGTGGATGGAGCATGTCGCCAATGGCGGTGACGTCAACGTAGTAGACACCAGAGTTGGGCATTCTGGCAAGGGCAAAGGTCTGAAGGTCAGGATCAAGGCAAGTGAGGGCGCAACCATCAAATCTGGTGCGAATTGGTTCGTTCTCTACTGGTAGCAATGAGGATGTGGAGGGGCAAGTGTGCAAATTGCGGCCATTTTCACGGCATTGGCCG